AAACCAGCGACTGCCGTAGAGTATTTAACCCCAACAAATGTGGTGGTTGGGTCAGTCATCGTGTAATAACCATCAAGTAAAGTTTTGTATAGTTTACTTGATGGTTCTGTAAATGTCGATTTATTTACCAATGGCCAACCACCAATAACCTAAGCCATATTGAATTTGAGAGACCCATTCGTCAAAGATAACAGTTACACTGTTGTTATCAAAACTCTGACGATGATATATAAACGCACCGTAGTTGTCTGATGTTGTTGAACCAATAAGTACCATTTTTATTTCTGTAAACCCTGTAATTGTGGTCGTATGAGCTGTTACTGGAGCATCATCACCCAAAAAAGTATGCCCCCATTTAATCTTCCAACCGCCTAAAAACTCAGGTAATTTAAAGCTGTCAGAATCTGTTGAAAAACCATTTAATAAAGTAGCGGCATCTGGCCAAACATCAGCAGTGCCATTGTTTAACTCAACTTGTGTGGCTTTTTCAACAATCCCTGCCAGAGTTGTAGTTGCTAGGTCTGTCGAGGCATAACCCATCCAAGAACCCCAAGTTGCTCCACCATCTCCACTGTAGCGATTAAACAAACGGCCGCCATTACCAGCAGCTTGAACTAATTGGTAAATATAAGTAGCATTTTCACGCCAAACTTTTACTAAACCATAAGGGGTTGGGGTATTGGTAACAGTATTAGTGTAGAAATACTCACCTTGAGTTGTGTAACTGTTTAAGGTTCCTGAGTTAATTAAATTGGGGGGAGTAGCTAAGTCTTTACCGATACCTGCTCGAACTAAAACCTCTTGGAAAGCCACACCTGTTAAGTTGCCCACTAAAGCCCAAGTCCCACCTTGTTTGTAGTAAATATCTTGATTCGCGCTGTTTCGGTAGTATTGGCCGTCTGTACCTAATGAGTTACTTGGTACCCCAACGCCACTAACAAACTCAGGGATAGCCCCTAAAGTGCTGCCGACAGCAACCCAAGAGCCGCCTTCTTTTCGATAAGTTGTTTTGAACCCATCTAACTGCATATAAATATCACCGTTAACGCCATCAGCATTACTAGGTGCACCTGTGTTGCTATAAACTTTGCCTGACATTAGAGCCATGATATTAACCTGTGAGTGTTGTGTAACCTGACGCTGTATTGTACCTTAAGACTGACCATGCACCAAGAGAGGTGACGTTCATGTTACCTTCATTGATAACGCCAATGCCTTGTTGTGCGTCAGGATAAATAGGGAGAGTGGGAAAAAGAGATAATTCACCATGATAAATGAGTGCAAAGGGGTCAGCATTTTCAGCGTAAGCTAAGTTAATCGTGGAAACAATAGGTAAACCTGCTTTACCTGTACCATTGTGAAAGACAGCATCACCATACCTGTGGGCGTTTGTTTGAGGGGTTAAACCTGCGGTTGTTTTACTCCCTGCGGCACCCGAAGATGCAACAAAATAAGGTGTCCCTGCCCCAACAGGTGCTACCCCCGCATCACCATACGGCCAACCGCCTGAGCCACCTGTGGCGGGTAGTAGGATGCTCGTGAACGCATAATCTGTATAAGCTGCCACACCACCTTGGCCCCCGCCATAACCCCCTAAAAATTCAACATCCGCATTAGCACTAATCTCTATGTCCACTGGGTAGTCTAAAAACATACCATCCCCGCCATCCTGACCATTGGTAGGGTCTGTGAATAAGACCTCAAGTGAGGAGTTGGCATTGTAGAAAGCTGTTACAACCCCGCCCTGACCCCCTTTACCACCCCGACCCATCACCTTGACAGCCCCTTTAAACACTAACTTGGGTTTAACGCCAGGAGGGAGCAACCCTGTCCAATCGCCAACCGTGAGAGCGTAACTGTTAACGTCAAGGCCGCAAATTAGTAAAAAAGTCCCTCTCTGCTGTTCTAATGTGCCGTCAAAGGTAAAGGTAACACTTTGGTACTGTTTATCTAGTGGATACAAGTTATCAGCAAACACCTGCTTTAAATCAAGACCAGTGTAATCGTCCTTGTCAATGGCGATGCTAATGTTATCCGCGTCACCGACAACATCATACTTAATAGGGTTGACTTCGAGGGCAGTCAGTTGATAACTGTTGTAATCGCTTGAGGGTTCGATTGCGGTAATACGAAAGGGCTTGGCTTCTTTAAAGATTGCTCCGTCAACAGTAGTGAAATTACCCAATGTGTATTGAGCATACTCAGGTAAGTCAGCGTTTAAGAAATTTGAGGTGTTCGTCAATACCTGCAAAATTCTCTGCGAAGTCATCGCAACTCGTGCCTTAAACAACCCTGTTGTCGTTTGCAGAATTAAATCCGCTTCGGTGTTGAAGTAGATGTCGAGAGGGTCTCGTAAGAAAATCTCTAAACCTCTTGTGTGTTCGATACGTCCTGTTACACCCCAACCTAATAGTGGGTCAGCGATATAAACAATCTCTAAGGGGTCTAGGATTAAACCTAATCGAGTCGTTGTAAACGAGATAATTATCTTCTCTGTTGTCGCGGTTAATAGTCTTGCGCGGGCGCGTCTTAAAGCCTCACTCTCACTGGTGCAACCGACAGCGACAAAATCTAAAGGTATCTCACCGTTTTGATTTATAGAGGTTTCGTCTTGCACTTTTAACCTTGTCTCTTGCCACCCCCGTTCGGGATTAGTAAAGCTAACGATAATGCTGTTGTATTGAGTATTAACATCAGTAAAACTGTAATTGAAGCCTTCGACTGTTACCGTTTCAGGGGTGAAAAGGACGCGAGGCTCTACCCAGCGGTCAACCTTTAAACGAACATTGCCCTCGCCATCGTCAAAGAGTACAGCATCAAACGACCCCGCTAAATTCTGCAATGTTTCCCAGCCGTTTTGGTTTTCGGCCAAGGTAAGATTCATGGTGTAGCGTTTTTCAGGGGCAGTGCCAAAGCTATTACCAACTGAATTATCACAGTAAGCTCCAACGTCATAAAAATCTTGCGTGTAGATGTTTAAGGTTGGCGCGTACTTACGCATTCCGTAACGGGGGTTGTCCAGTAAGTCATACAAAACCCATGCAGGGTTTGTATGCCAACCCGTTGTTAAAGCTCCGTTCCAAACAGGCGGGTCATAACAATCTGCACCGACAGCATTCTCAACCCTGTTGCTAGGAACTTTAGTGATTAACCCCTTATAAATGCCGTAGAAGTCAGGAATATCGCTGAACTGGTCATTGGCTCTACCTGTAACGTGCATAAGAGCTGTGTTAGTGAATGACCGTTGAGTTTGGGCAAGTATCTGAAAGCTGTCGAAGATAATGTCACAGGCAACCTTAACGCTTGCGTCATTGTTAGTGTCGGGGTTGAACTTAGTCACCCTTATCATGTAGTCGTCATCGGTAATGGTGTCGACATCAACCTTAAAATCAATAATGAAACCTGAACCTGTTTTACCGTTTAAAATATACTTGTTAAAACCGTCTGTGTGTGAGCCGACACCGAAAGTTATGTTTGACAGGGGGGGTACAAACTGAGTGGGGGTGGCATTACCGAAGTCTAAAATAACCCACGGGTCAGCTCCTCTGGCAGTCTTATATTCGATGCGAAAGTTAGCGGTATTGTTATTAACGTTACCGTCTGTGTCTTCTTCAAACAATTGAGCAATGTTGATACGAATATCAAGCTTATTGATTTTACCTCTGAAATGTTCAGGGGTGTAACGAACAACAGGGGACTTCTGTAAGATATTAACCCCGACAGAGGTATTAGCAGACTCACCGCCAAGTTGGAAAACAATTATGGTTGGGGAAGCTAAACCGTTGTGAGGGGTAGCAACAAGCTCCTTAATAATGGGGTTGCCATCGTTGTCTTGTAAAGGAACATCACCTGCGTAAAAGCTCTTTAAGCCCTCTTCTAAACCCGCTATTGGCCCCTCACCCACACCCAGCAGTAATTCAACTTTATCTTTGGAGAATAAATTGTCATTGGTAATAACAGGGGTCTTGGGCTGCTTACCACCAGAACCAGTGTAGATGGGTTTTGTCATTTTATTACTCAAGGTCAGGGTTGTAAGGATTAGCGTCAATGTTAAAGGATAAGATGTGAGGATAAACTTTTTGACGGCCATAAATCAAGGGTATCGGTGTTCCCTCTTTGATTGTATTCTTATCACCGTTAATAAATCGGCTTCGCTTATCCCCTTGTGTTGGGTCGGCTTTTGGCGACTTTTGCAACAGTTGCAGAGCACCGCCAATGATAAGGTTAGCTCCGACACCGATTAAAAAAGATTTAAAAGCTCCTGCGGCCATATTAATACCGATAGGGCTGATAAAAACAAGCAATAAGATGCCAATTCCGATTTGAATACCTCCTGCCTTTTTACCTCCGCCAGAACCTTCAAAATAGGGTGATATTGTCAGTGTTGTTTTACCCTCGTTTAAATCTTCTGGGCAGCCGAGTTCTTTTATTTTGACAAGGTGGCTTACACCTTTTGGCAGATAGTTTTGAAGTTTTTCTAAAGCATCTCTCGCATTGAACGCCTCTATGCTGACAGGCTCACGCACAAACTTCGCTAAATACCCTGTTAAGACAATACTAACTAACATTGTCGTCACCCCTTAAAACCGCTTCATCGGTATCTATAAAGTAATAAGCTACCTCTTCACGGCCTACGATTATGTGTATCAATTTCGGCAACCGTCTAAATAGGTGGTAATCGTCTGTTGATAAGTTACAGCAACCGCTAGGGTGAGTATGCCACATGGCAACAGCATCGACAGGAACATCGTCAATGGCGAAGTGATTAGCAGGGTTGACGTGTTTGTTCTCAACCTCAACAATATTGTTGTTTTTATCGACAAACCCACAGCGTTCTAGTTTTGGGTGCCAGTAAGAGGCTAAAGCTTTAAATATTTCCTGCATTTTGCTGCACCCGTAAACGTAGATGAGGGGGGAGTAAATCTAATAAGTTAGTCTTACCGATTCTTTTTATGTTAGTGTTACTGACTTCGGGGTGACGAACAACAAGGGCAATACGTTGGTACCATCGTTGGTCAAGGGCTTCACACTTTGACATCTTTTCATACAGATGGTGTATAAAGTAACCTGAGCCAACATAAACCCCAACGTGGTTAACGGTCTTGCTGCCAAGAATAGAAAACAACAAACCATCACCTTTTTCTAAATGTGATATACCCGCAACAGGTAAAGAACAGAAACCCTCTTTGATAAAGTTACCCATAAGCAAGTCTAACCCCTCATGGTCAAAACCAATGGGCCTAGCATAATTTCGCAGCGTTAAGCCGTATTCTTCTTGGTAATATTGTCGGGCAAGGCCATAGCAGTCGTCTTTGCCATCTTTATAAGGTTTATTCAACAGTTCTAACAACATAAAAATTAACCCATACTGGTAACAGGGAAGTCAGGGGAAATATATTGCCTTGCAGGAAGTGTATAACGTACACCATCTAGTACGCTTCTTAACTCAAAGTTTACACTGTCTCTGGTCAAGTTGACTATCTTTGCCAGTAACCACTTATTTCGTAAATAGCGGCTCTCGTCAGCCAGTAAATCAGCGCGTAAAACAAGGTAGCGGATAAGTTGAGCTTGTCTTAAAGTGCCGCCAACTAACAGTGAAGAAAACAACCCATTTGGGTTGGCCACTTGTAATTTAGGTCGGCTTTGCTCACCTGTTGACTGGATGTTGTAACCACTGAATTGATGTGGAAAGTTTTCATACGTTACCCTCTGCCAAGTTATTGTTGGGTGGTTCGTGAAAGCGATAAATGTGTCAGGTTGTAAGTAATCAGGAATAAACTTAAACAGCTCCACATACGGCTCAGGAGCTAGGCTCGTTGCCTCTACTTGATGCTTAGGGTCAGACGTAACGGGTAGCATCTTCAATTACCTCGACTAAAGTGACGGTAAAACTCTCAGTCCAACCGTTAGCGTTTTCGCGCAATTTAGGTATCTTCAACGGCTCTTTAAAGCGCACCTTAACCCTACCGTAAGTAGGGTGTGGATAATAGAAACTATCGTCTAAGCCGTACCATTGATAGAAATTTTCTAGGTGTTGCATACTTAATTGGTTATCGTCACTGGTGTCGGCAATGATGATGTCACCTGTTTGACTATACCTTAAACCGTCAAAGTATAATGTAAAGATTCGTTCTTCGGGTTTAGCTCCACGCACTGTGTATTGATAGTTACCACCTAATTGAACTACCGTATCTTCTGAATTGTACTCGGTGCTGACTAAGTGGTACGGGTAATCAAAATCGGTGTGAGTATCCCAATAGTTTTGGTCGAGGTTTAAAAGAAAAGCAGGGCCTAATCTAAGTGGGGAGTCGAGAGCAGTATTATAAACTTCTGCAAGAGTAAACTGCACACCCTCTAAAGCGGCTTGACCGCCTTTGATGCCTTTGGGAACTTTAAGGGGTTCGGCAAAGCGAACTTTTAATGTTCCGTAAATTGGGTGGTCAAATAAAAACGTCTTAACGGTTTTGTGAATGTTATACATCCACTCTAACCAAGCAAAGTTAGTTGAGCGTTCGTAATCCGTCAACAGTTGCCCTTGACTGCCAAAATAGTATCGCATCACAGGCACAGTTACCGTGATTAAGCGAATATCAGTGTAGGGTTTAAGTGCGGCTCTGGGGGTGCTGTATTGATAGCTGCCGTCAAAGTTAAGGTTAGCGCGTGTTGACTTGTACTCCGTCTCCAACTCAAAACAAGTTAGACTTAGGTTTTGTAATGGGTTTAGCCTGATAAGGCTATGAGCAATACTATTCAACAAGACTAGCCTCCCACGCATTTGCAGGGATTATAAAAACCGACCCGTTAAACATAGGGTAATCTGTTACCTGCCCTTTTAAAACAATCTCTTGACCTGTTGACTCATTAACAACATAGATTTCATTAATTGATGGCCAAACAGTTGTTGCCGTCCATTGTATCGGTTCTACGTTTGTAATTACTGGTGGGTTGTGTCCGAACACTTTAAGGGTAACGTACTGAGGAGTAGCTAAGGTATTGATAATGCCATTGTTAGCGACAACTACCTTGTGTTTGCCATCACTAGGTCTTGCTGTTTGAGTTAGCAGGGTCGTCAGCATGAGTGTTTTTGAAAAGTTGGTGAAGGACATGGTGACCCCAATGGTATTGGCATTGGGGTTATTATAGCAGAGTATTAGTTTAGGTGGGTGAGGATGGTTGATAACCATTTTAGTTGGGTAACTGGCGTTCCATCACTATGTTTCTTACCTATTCCTCTTTCTTGAGTTCAATCTGCATAAATCTCATAGGTGAGAAACCTGTATGTCTCTCTGTTGCTTTATCGGCTGATAAGAGAGCTTCATTACCCTCAAGACCAAACATCTTGGCAAAATAAAGAAAGTTATCAAAAGTATTACGAGCAATATCTAGTGAGGTAGGTTGAGTTTTCTGTTGCTGCTCCTCCAACTTGAAAAATTTATTGTCGAGGGTAGCCACAATGTTTTCCACGTTTAATTTTACCTTTTGGGTTGAGTTTTCAATATTCAAAAAAGTTAGTTTGTTAACATCTTTACTTAAAAAACCTTCTATATCCTTATTTGTGTCCTCAAACCATTCACCTATTTTTCTAAGGTGTGCAAATTTAGTATGTAGAAACAACTCTATATCCCCCGCATAAGTGAAAATAATCTCAAGTTCACAACCACTCATTGCGCGTAATACACGTAACCTGCCTGCTAAATTCTTGGTTCGCCCAATTTTTACCGTGTTGGTACCTTTCTTTTTGAGGACATAAGTTATCTTATTAACCTGACGCTTACCTGTTAAATCCGCAATCTCACGACTTGTCATCGTCACTTGGTTTAATACTAAATCTTTCATAATCTTCAAGTCTCAGAAAGCAAAAAAGCCAACTTATTTAATCGGGTGACAAAGGCGAAACCATAACGCCTACCGACACAATAAATTAGCTTTTTTACATGGTTTATATTATTTGTCGGTTCGTTTCCACACTAGCCGACAAACTATTGTAAACACTTAACTCTAGCGAGTCAAACCTAAACCAGCTTTGGCTTTAATAAGGTTATCAACGACATTCGTTGTCTCTCGCCATTGCCAGACATTCTTACGGTGGCCGTCACCTCTCACTTCTTTACACTCAACAGGGAAGCCCGCGTTTTCTAATTGACGTACCGTTCTTTGTACGGCTTTAATCCCGCTAGGGAACCCATGTTGGGTTAGTTCATCTAATAATTGCTTAACTGTTTTTGGCTCCTCTAACAAGATAAAAACAAGTAGGTGTCGGTAAAGTTGATTGCCAATGGTGTAGCCGTCTCTCATGGTCTTGGTCTCTGTTAGTTAAATAGGTGGTCAAGAATCAAACCGACTTCGTTATCGGTGGCTTTCTGACCCCAACGAGTCTCAGGAATACAAGGTAAGTTCTTATCCATCTCCATTAGCTCTACCAAGCCTTTGGGGTTGGTGTCGGCATTGAAAGCAAGATAGTTACGACCCATCGCCATGCTAGAGTCAATAACGACATTATCAAAGATACCTTCCCCATCAATCATCAGCTCGTACAGGTAATCTTTAGCTTTAAAGACATCATCACGGTGAACTGACACCACTAACTCATCGTGAACTAACGTCATTACACGAGCGCGTAAACCTAAACGCGGGAAGTCTTTAAACATCGCTCGGTAAAGTTTACGTTTAGCATAAG